CTTTTGTAGGGTTTTTCTCGGATTTACTGGGGTTTTTCTCGGATTTACTGGGGTTTTTCTCGGAAAAACTCTCTTTTGGGTGCACTTTAATAAACCCTAACGTCGCTTCTTCGTTTAAAATCCAAACGCTGGGTTCCACAAACACGTCTCTTTTTGTGGATTTTTTTGCTTCTTGATAACGTGTTTGTATTGATGTAGCAGTAAGTAAGTTGTCCGCCGAAAACCGTGTGTTATCAAACAGTGACTTGCTTGCGAGGAGCTGTACTATCTGCCTTGTCTTGCCCTCCGGCACTCCTGTGTCTGCACTTGCGCAGCACACCAAATCGTCGTCGTATGCGATGTAGTACCCCTTGCCTTTGTATATCTCGCAAAGCAGGTAAATGTAAATTATTATCGCATCAGTGCCGTATTCCGAGCCTCGTATAATCTTGATTTTTCGATCTGAGAAAAAATCCACATCAAAAGGAAAGTACGACAAACCGTCGCATTGAGGTCTTGCCATCGCTACCTCCTTGACTTTGTGTTAAGCCTGAGCTTTTTACATAAGTATTCGTCAAGCTTTATACCGTAGATGTAGTTTTCTTCAAACAGCTCTTTTTCTCTGATATGTGCTTCCATGTGATGTTCGTGACACAGAGCGATCGCCCTCATTCCTACATGGACTGTTTCCTCACGATTTCCGCCTATGCCTATGCGGTCTACATGGTGTACTTCCGCTCGTGCGTTGCATATAGCGCATTTGCGGTGTTCAAGGCACATATACAGATATTTACCTATATCGTCTGTTTCATGCAGTAACGTGTCTTTTGTCGGCACGTCCCAATGAAAACAGAACTCTATTAGATGTGTAATAAAGTCCTTTGCCGTTGTCATATCGACATCGGACAGAGAAAACCATTCGCCGTCGTGACGCTTGATGTAGTCCCACGTCATATATGCCCTGATAAATTCAGGCTCATGCCCGCTCCACAATGCAATGTCACGAACGATAGCGAATATCTTTCTTCTTTGGTCGGCGGAGATCCTGCGACCGTCATTCAGCCGCAGTTCTACACTGCCGATATGCTTTTGTATCAACTCCCGTTCAACGTTTTCGGGAAGTTCCAGCAACAGCTTATTGCCGTGCTTGTCAAATTTAAGTATCTTTCCGGTCGTTATCATCTGTTGTATCACGCTCCCTGTGAGTGTGCATATACACATATACGCCGTTAGGACCTATGTTGCGGTAGATGAAGTCATCGCATTTTTCTTTCGACAGGTGATTTTTTTCCGCCTGAATTTCGTAGGCGTATTCGCCTGCGATTTTCTTTTTTGCTATGCGTTCCTTTATATCCGTCTCCGTGTGATTAGCCTCTATCATATAGAGGTCGTAATTGCGGGCTGTAACGCCGTTAAGATTGTTTGTGTCGGTGGCATATATCATCTTGCCCTTGTCACCAAAATGTAGCTTATAGCCGCAGTTTGGTACGTTGTGCTTTAGCGGTACAGGGATTATATTGCATATCCCGTAACCGTACATCTTGCCGTACTCGAAAACATCAATTCGGCGTTTGGATATACCCATATCTAAAAGTGCAGGAACAAGCCAACCGCAACAACCGAAACGCAGTAACGGTCTGTCCCTTGCAAGGCTTCGTATCGAAGATTTGTTGAAATGATCTGAATGAATGTGGGTAAGCAATACAAGCTTCAGCTTGTCCGCATACGGACGTATCAACTTATAGCTTACACCGCAGTCAATCAGAATGTTATCCTCGATAACCGCCGCATTGCCCTGTGAGCCGGTGGAGATTATCTCGTACTTAATCATAAGTCTTCAAGGTTTATATTCTCTACAACATCAGCAACTTCGGGCTGTGTTACTTCGTTATTACTTACAAGGTGCGGTTCTGCGGGCATTACGTCCGCTTCGGTTGCGATATTTTCAAAGCCGTCAGAACTACGCTGAAGAACGTTGTTATCGTGTTCAAGCGCTACTCTCAGCGGTTCTACCGCCATTCCGCCCCACTTGCTGATCAGCTGACGTATCATAGTCTTTTTCGCCATATCATCAAAGCTTTTGTACCAGAACGACGAGTATTTCCACATCTCGTTTGCCGGGATTTCGTTGTTTATCAGCTTTGCATACGCATCTTTACTAAATGCAGGGCTGTACTTGTCTGCATACACAAGCATTTTATCCTTGCTCCAGTACAGCGTTTTTCTGAATCCGTCAACGTACTCAAACATTGCGTAATATCCGATAGTGTCTGTCTTATCACGCTTTTCTTCGTTTTCGATGAAGCTCGCTTCAAATTCTTCCATCAGCGGATCCCAGCGTATCAGTTCACCGTCCTTGATTTCGTGGACAATTATCTTGCGGTACATACCGCTACGCACTGCAAGCTGTATGTAGCCTTTGTAGCCAAGAACAAACTGTGCGTTGACGCATTCGGGCGAAATCAGATTACGATTACGGTCATACTTTGCTTTCTGCTTGAACGGTACTAAATAGAACTGACCAAGCTGTGGTGACGGCGAAAGATTAAGGCTTTCGCCGAGGAGTGCGCCTGCTACAATTGTAGATGTTTCGCACTCCTGCAACTGCGGATTGACCGCTACCGCAGATGTGATTGACGCAATAAAGCGTTTTGCTCTTTCGGGATCGGCAAGCGTGTTGCGTATCAGATTCTGATACGTTGGTGTGCTTATCGCCACCGAAAATTTAGGCTTCTTCTCGACCGGTGCATTATAACTGCTCATACTTGTAACCTCCGTTTACCAAGAAATTCTTTAACGCTTTTATTTCTTCAAGCGTTCCATTAACAGCGAATGCAACACGGTACAGCTTTGCAGGCTGTTCCTGTGCTTCGGCAACAGTAGGCGGTGCAATCGCTTCCTGCTGTTCTTCACTGTAACTTTCGACTGCCTCATCGACACGAGCCTCAGCCGCTTCATAGATTGTCTGCTGTTCCGCCTGCTGTCTGGCTCTCTCTGCTTCTTCTTCGATAGCCTTTTTGCGTTCAATCACCGTCTGAATGGAATACGCAACATTGACTGTCCGCTTGTATTCAACGAGGATTTCCGGCTGTAAGTCCTGTGGCTGAGTGCCGATAAGCTTCAGCTCGTCCGCTATTCTGTCAAGATATGCAGCAACCTGTTCCTTAAGCTTTTTGGTACTTGCTGAAAGCGTTACCGTGATACCGCTTTTTTCGTAGGGAACAAAGTCGATACCTAGACTTTCTGCATACTCGTCATAGTATGCTCTGATTTCCTTTTCCTTGTTAGCCTTGATTGCGTTTTCGACAATTGCAATACGTCCCTTGAGGATTGCGTCCGTCTGCTTATAGATATTCGTTACGCATTCGGTATACACTTCCTCAAATCGCTCATACGGCGACATAACTGCACGCTTGACCTCTTTGCGCTTTTCTTCAAGCTCGCTGAAATCTTTGTTAAGATCTGCTCTGAGGCTTTTGATTGCCTTGACTGTAGCATCATTACAGTCAAGCGCTAAAACGTGCTGCGTCTTAGCGTCAATCTCAGCTTTGATAAGCTGTAATCTTTCTTCGATTATCGGCAACTGTTTAATTGTGATAACCTGACCTTCCATTATGTGTAGCACCTCCTAATGTTTCTGACATCATTCTGTCTATGACTATCTGTTCTGCAATCAGCATAACAGCATAATCTATCGTTAATCTTGCTCCGCCAGCATCTCCTTCTCTTTCTACGATACGGAAGAGCTTTGCGTGAGCCTTCGGCAATGCCACCCAGAACTCGCTGTCTGCTACAGCGCCTATTCTTAGCATTACCTGTGTTTTCAGCGACATCGCCATATCTTGACATTCCTTTCCGAATGTGATATACTCATCACAGTAGCACTTTTATATTTATTTCTTTGGCTGTCCTTGTGACAGCCTTTTCCTTTACGCCGATTCCTGTCCGACAACCGTATAGGTCATTCTGTTTATGTCCTTGTACTCGTAGCACTCTGCCGTTTGGTGTTTGCCAACACGGTGAAAGAATGTCACTGTGCATCCTTTTGTGTGAACGTCACAGTGTTCAAAAACGAACTCGCACCAGTTGCCGTAATCGCCATACTCGGTACGGAAGATGTCGCCGGGCTTCATTTCTGCGGCAGTCTTGATAATCGGCTTGTCATATCTAATCATCGTCGTCTTCGTCCTCCTCGCCCTCACAGTCTGTTACATTGATATTGTTCACAATACCGGCCAGTGCACAGGTGATCTTCATTACTTCTTCATAAGTAGTAACGGTTGTGCTAACTTTAAATTTCATTCTATTGGTCCTTTCAAAATAATTTTAACTGTTCGTAATCCTGTCTCCAGTCAACTCCGATATAGTCGAGAACGTGTCCCCAGCCCTGATCATACATCCAAAATTTCCACTCTTTTGGATTGCTTTGATAAAGCCTATCAAATCTATGAGGCCTTTTTTCAAGTTGGATACCGAACCCGCAAAACGAACATCCGGTTCGTTGAGCCCCTGTCGTGAATAATGTTCCGTCGGCCTTACGCTCTATCGTACCGTATATTTCCGGAATGTGAACATTTAAATCAAGCGCAAGTTGCAGAATGTCCTGCCGAGTGAAAATTGCAAACGGAGCTGAACGAATAGTTGATGCTCCGAAGTAATTACAGCCGTTAATCATCAACGACTTTTGCCGTCTGCCTCCTTCTGAAGCCATAAGTCCCAAGAACGGCACGCTGTTATGTTTCTTAGCCCAGTCATCGCAAGGCTTTTCTTTTAGATAGTAGCAGCATTTTGATGATACCTTGAAATCGGGCACCTTATAATTAACGTTTTCAGTATGGTTTTCATAGCCACCGAATAGTTCGAGCCAACGTTGTGATAATTTCATTCGGCTACCTGTGCGATTTCCGCCATATTCTCCTGTTTCGCCGGTTATGATGGCATGTCTGACTGTCTTATTTTGATCTGATGGATTTTGAAGCAACTCAATTTTTGCCGCTATTTCTTTGCTAAGTATCGGATAGCCGAACTCTTTGATTACATCAACTTTGGACTTGTACGGTCGTATAACTTCAACACCAAGTTCTTTGTGAACTCTCTGAATTGATACATCTTCAAGACTTGAAGCTGATATGCCCGGCACAAAGAAGCCGCAATAATCGTTTATGAACTTATAAAGAGTTATGCTGTCCAGTCCACCAACTGAAACATGACAATTCAAATCACGCTTGCCGCACTCTTCTACAAACTCCTTCACCCGAGTGAATGCGTATCTGACCTTGAAATCGTACGGTTGCTTCATTTTGACACGAAAATCGGCGATACGCTTGTCGGCGTTGATAGCGTCCATGCGCTCGATAACATTCATCTGCTTGTCCTTTCTGCAATCTCGCTGTCTATCATCGTTTCATCGTATCCTCGGCTATGCAGAACATCTTTTGCCCACGACCGCTGTTCTTCGCTTTGGTATGCTCTTAACAGACAGTCAAGGCAGTATTTCTGACAGCCATTTGGCAGTACAGTGCCGCACGTTTTGCAATGGTATTTCTTTCTGCGCTGTTCCCGATACTTTTTGTTGCGTTTTCTATTTTGCTCTCTTATCGCTTCGGCGTGTGTCTTTTCATACCGCTTTTTGTATACAGTCTTCCGTTTAGCTCGGCAGTCATTACTACACAAGCAATACAGCGGATTTGCCGCTAAAAACGATTTTCCGCACACAACGCAGACTTTTTCAATTTTCATTGTCGTGCCTGCCTATCATGCTTCTGTACCACAGCTGTGCGCAGTAGTCAAAGCCAACCCATACAGTCGCAACAACAAGGATTACAGGGATTATTTCGCCGCCAATGGCTTTATAGCCACGTTCGGCAAAGGCAAGCGCTGACAGTGGAACATATACCGCTATGCCTGCGAACGCTGTCACCCATACTCTGATGAACTGTGCGACAACGAAGGTAATCACCTTTTTTATTTTCATTTCGTTTACACCTCTTTCTGTGCCAAAAGCTTAGGTATGCTTGTCCTTTTTATCGCCGCTTCAATCTCGATGATCTTATCACCGAAAATTGAAACTCTCGTCCAGGTGCTTCCCGTAAGTATCGCCGCCTGATATTTTGGATATTTCGCCGGCAGTACGGTATAAAAGCGACCTTTATAAAGAAACCTGCTCGTTACCGGTCTGTCCTTTATTTTCGACATTGCTTGCTATGGACGCTTTAGCTCGTAAGCCGTCCAAGGCGTTTCTTGCTATGCGTTCAAGGATTTTCGGTACTTCCTCGGTTCTGCAACAGTAGTCTGTTGCTATCTTGACTTTCGTGTTGCCGATCATAAATTCTTCGGCAATTTTGGGCTCTGCGCACTCCATAGCCGACACCTCCTTTCGTCATTTTATTCACTGTAGGCTTGCCCTTATGTAAAACGCCCTGTTTTTTCCGCTTTTTCGAGGCTTACCAGATTTTCATCGGCTCTGCGGCGGAACTCAAGTAACTGCTCTTTAAGCTTCGGGATAAGAGGCCGTTTGTCCTCGCTTAACTCGCCGTCCTCCATGAGAAGCGATAACTGCTTGATTACGTTGTCCATTTCGTAAATGGAGTTTTGTAATCTCAGCAAGGCTCTTTCGGCAGGCATCTGAGGCGGTGTCTCTCGGCAGTCCTTGCCGAGCGGACATTCATTTGCACAGTACCACTGCCGCAGTTCAGGTTCATTGTAAGCGTCTGCCATAAGAGCAACAACGATGTTCGGCGGTCTGTTTATATCCAGCTCGTACTTCTTCAGGCTGTCTTCTGTTACACCTGGGATCACCTCTGAAGCGCCTGCTCGTGTGAACAGTTTTTCGTTAAACTTTGCCGCTCTCATTCGGGCTTCAAAGTATCTGTTTCCGCAAGCTTTTGTCGCCTGTTTCGACATTTAATTTCACTCCTTTCGGTACTATAATTAAATACAGAAAGTCAAGCATTTTGTGTTTACTTTCTGTTTTCCGCCGGGTAGCTTGTTGTTCAACTGAAATGTCAGCCTTTGGTGTCAACATTCTTACTCGGCGTTTTGCTTAGCTTGAAATTTCAAGGACGCTTGCGATTGCATTTCTCATTCGGTCGCTACTGCGCTTGTTAGACATAAAGCCATAAAGACTGCCGATAGGATAGCCTATCTCTTTGGCAAGTCGGTCGTACTTCCAACCTCTTATTGCAAGCTGTTTTTTCACTTCCGCTATAAACAAGCGGTTGTCACGCATTTCAACACCCCTTTTCAGACTTTTTTGTAAGGAAACTTGACAAATGAGGTAAAAAGTAATATCATATACTTGTGAGGATATATGATATATACTTTTTACTCAATTGCTTGGTTGTAAGGGAAGAGGTCTGTCCTTTTCGCTCACATATCGCTCGTCTTTCCGAGCCGTCATCACGCTACTACCGATTGTTGCACTTCGTTTGTGGTGAGCCAGTCAACATATGTGCTGGGCTTGATACGCTCAAGCGGGCGGGCTGACTACTCTCTTTTTTATCGCTTTATGGGTACAGCCATACGGTTAAGCACCTGTTGAGGAATAGGTATCCTGTAGTCGACAATTTGGAAGCGGCTTTCGTCTCCACCTCCCGATCTTCTGTCGGGTAAACGCACGACCAGCATGTGCGGTTTCATTCTGACTAATTTTATATCCCGGATTTCTTTCCGAAGGTCAGCGGGTCTGGGACGGACAAGCTCCGACGGGCTTTTGAATTGTAATTTTTCTTACACGTTTATTATAATTCACTAAAAGGTATTTGTCAACCATAAAAATTCACATTGGTGTATTTTTGTTTATTTCTAACAGTTTTTAAGGGGGATTTTTGTGTTTTATGACAGATTTATTGAACTGTGTAAACAGCGAGGAGAAAAACCTACACCGCTCCTAAAATCATTAGGGCTAAGTCCGGGTAATCTTGCACGGTGGCAAAACGGAGCAAGTGTTAATTCGGAAATATTAGAGAAAATAGCGGTACACTTTAGTGTATCTGTTGATAGCTTACTTGGCATAGAAAAAAGTAAGATTGATAATGTTACTCAACAACTTTTAGATGAGGTGCGTTCTCTTTCTGACGACGACTTAAAAAAAGTCATTGAATACGCTGAGTTGTTAAAGCTCAAGAGCAACGATAAAAGTAAAAACTGCTAAAAAATTAGGAGGTGCATCACTAATGAGTAAAATCATCAGACCGTCATTTATTATAGTCGTAGTAGGATTGATATTAGCGTTTACTGCTTTAGTTATAGTTGCACGATCAGGTTCGGTTGTAGCAGGGTGGCTTGCATTTACTATTGTAATGGCAGTTGCGGCAGTTACAGCCTGTATAGTATCCGAAGCAGGAAAGCAGAAGAAAAATACAATGAAACGTATGGATAAAAGACGTAGGTAAAGGAGTGCTATTATGGACTTATTTCACAAAAAAGAGCTTGCATCTTTGAAAAGCGAATTAACCAGGTTAAAAGGTCTAATCCCTGATGAAGCTATAGATAAAGCTGACTTTTTGCTTTCTTTAGATGATAAGATTGCTCAGAAAAATCAAGAACTTTCAAAGCTTGATGAAGCAATTGCTCTCAGAAAAGGTCAGGAACAGCAACTCGATACTACATTAGCCGAAAAGAACACGCAGATTGTACAGCTTGATGACGAAATACTTGTGCAATCTTTCGGTCTGTATCGTCCGACATTTGATTTTGCCAATTCAGATCAATACAAAGATAAATTGAATGAAGTAAGGCAGCGTCAAAAAGAGATGATTAAAAATAACGAGGCTACTACATTCAATAATAATTGGTCTGTTAACGGAAGCGTTGCTAAAGGACGTACTACTACCAAGAGTGTGCAAAAATTGATACTTCGTGCTTTTAACAGCGAATGTGACGAGCTTGTGGCTAAAGTAAAGTACAGCAATTTCGACAGCTATCTCAAACGTATCAAAAGCTCATGTGAAACCTATTCTAAATTAGGCGACACCATAATGGATGTCCGTATAAAAGACGCTTATCTTAATCTGAAAATTGAAGAACTCAGACTTGCATTTGAGTATTCCGAAAAGAAACAGCAGGAAAAAGAAGAACAAAGAGCAATTCGTGAACAAATGCGAGAAGAAGCAAAGCTACAAAAAGAAATAGAGGAAGAACGTAAAAAGCTTGCTAAGGAGCAGGCACACTACATGAACGCTCTTGAAAAGCTCAATCAACAGATCAGCAATGCAGATGAAGCTACATTAGCCGAATTGGAAGAAAAAAAGAAGGAGCTTCTCACTAAGCTTGATGAAGTTGATAACTCTATAAAAGACGTGGACTACAGAGAAGCTAACGCAAGAGCCGGCTATGTGTACATAATCTCTAATATAGGCGCTTTTGGCGAAAACGTATATAAAATAGGTATGACAAGAAGACTTGATCCTATGGAAAGAGTAATCGAACTTGGTGATGCTTCCGTACCTTTCAATTTCGACGTTCATGCAATGATCTTCACCGAAGATGCACCTGCATTAGAAGCAGCATTGCACCGAGCATTTGAAAATAAAAAGCTTAATTTTGTTAATCAGCGCAGAGAATTTTTCAACGTTACTCTTGATGAGATCAAGAAAGTAATAAGAGATAATTTTGACAAAACCGTTGAATACGTCGATGTGCCGGCAGCTGAGCAATATAGAGTATCCTTGAAAATGAAGCAGGAACGACAAACAGTTAGCGTATAATCAAAACCACGCGTTGAACGCGTGGTATGCACTTGCCCTTCAAGGGCATAATACCG